TAAAGAAGCACCACAATATCAATGTGATGCTACTTATCAACAAGCAAAGGAAATTCTAGGCTAGAATCTCATCCGTTTATAAGGTCTAATACTCTCAAGTATAGATTCGACCATACTCTTACCAAGTGAAGTTCCTGCCATAACATAGGCGTAATCGCCTAGTCTCTCTGACTGTAACCCCTGCTTACTTCTATTCTGATAAGTAGCTACACTTAAATCTATACACGCCTGTCTTATATCCGAGGGGTATTGATAGATATAAATAGTAGCCCCGCTAGAATGAGTTGCTTGTGTAGTACCATTTACACCAGGCTCGACAGTCAAAGTTGTGGTAGCTATAGAGTAGATGTAATACTGCTCAGAGCCTATCAGGATTAACTGTCCAGCACTTAAATTGGTTACACTGGTAACATCTATCGCACTTTCACCAGCCGTCAAGTCCTCAGTTATCGTAGTATCTGCTACATAAGGCGTAGCCGAGATACCGTCTCCATATCCCCATATTCCTGCAATCTGTACTCCCTTTCTGCATCCGGTAGCGAAGCCTGCATAATCTCCATTAACACTAGTCTCTATTCTAATCTTTGGGAATGTGTTTAGGGTATCTTCTAACCCTACTCCGTAAAGGTAATAGTCAATAGGTTCAGTTGCTACTTGGTAAGTGTTCTCATAAGTACCATCACCATCTTCGTCTGTCTTTAAAGTCGTTACAGATAAGAGGTCTGGAATCCATAATACATTAGCACCATTAAAATACTTGGTTGATGTGCTGGTTACAAACGTCCTGTTAGTGTACTGGTCAATGGAGCGTGAAGCCGCCTCAACTATCTTGCGGATTGTCACATCATCCGTTGTAGCAGTTATACCAAGAACACCTTTAACGTCAGCGATAGAAGCGTAACTTCCAAACATTTATATTCTCCATATTCGCCCACAAATAGGGCATGAGCGATAGCCTTCTGAGTTTATATCAAGTTCCCAGTAATCAAATGGACACATATTATTCTCTAAATCTTCATCTTGTGGGTGAAGGATTGCCTGTTCTTTGTTGAAATCTATTATGTTCTTTAATGTCTCAAAGCTCACACTGTGCCTCTTACGTAGAAAGTCCTGTCGGCTGTTTGGTTAGCCCCTGTGTAGATTCTAAAATACCTTATACCGTCACAGTCAAAGTTAAATACATATCCACCAGTTCCAGCGGTTGTAGCTTGTAAAGCCGTAGCATTATCCGATGTTTGTCTGTAATGTAAAGCTACAGGTACGGTATCAATTTCACCGTCTCTCTGTACTAAAAGACTAACGGCAGCACTATCAATAGTAGGTACAAATACCGTAACACCAGAGCAATCATGCCCTAAGTCTACTAAGGCAGAAGTCCTATCAATGTCCTCACCTGAATACTGAGCCGTTAAATCTATATCCATTAATACAGATTGCCATGTTCTATTTGGTACTCCTGCCATAGTTAGCCTCCGTAGGTTATCATTACTTTTATATTTTAAGTGCCTAGATTATTACTGTACGTTTTTAGAATGGCGGCGGGTGTCTATTCCACCTGAGTGTTGAATGGGTAAGAGATGTACTACCTACAATACCCCAACTCTTTCCGTCATCGGTTTGTGCGATTATGCCGCTTCGCCTTTTCACCACCACTCTAGGAGAATGACCTGCCCTTGCTTAAGGGGCAAGCTCAACAAATTTTTCCATAAGCGTCATGTGTTGGAATTCTAACTGTTCTTTCTGGTCAAGCTGTGTCAAGAACTTACCTATCTTGGCTTTTAGACCATCGGAAACAGGTATCTCCCGTTCCTGTTCAATAGGCGTTCCATCTTCTTTTTGAACTTTCCACTTGACCTGAGTTCCCTCTTGTTCAAACTGAAGGTCGGATTCCTCTTGTTCAGTAAACAAACCCTCCATGAGTTCCCTTGCCTCTTTCATGTGAGCATAGTTCCAGCCTTGAATTTGAGGCACAATGTTCCTGAGTAGAAGTCTCTCGAATACGTTAAGCAACATTTATTCATTCTCCTTTTGATTACTACGAGCTAGGTATAGCGTCGTAAAGTCCTATCCAACGTCTGCCGCTAGGGGTTAAAACAGAAATAAACTCATTCGTATTAGCAGGAGTCCCAACTGTCCCATCTTCCCAAAATCCGTCAGCAGTTGATGCTATATCAGCACCAATAATAACTAGATGACCATTACTTTCAAAGGCAGAAGAACCAGCACCTGTAGAATTACAGTACATAAAGCCAGTAGCCGTGCCAGTGCTTGCTCCCGTATCCATTGTAACCTCACTCTCAACGGGGGCATAATTACCTTGCACTGTGCCTGCTGATAATGTTATCTCACAGTTTACAGCAGAGCCTAGCCCTGTAGTATAGCCCGATGCTCCATAAACTACATTGCCTTTTAGAGCATTTGAATAACTGCCCAACGCAGCATTGACCGTTAGATTCACTCCAAATGGTCTACCAGTAGCAGCCGCAGTCGCCCAAGTTGTATCAACCGTAATCTTGCCACCACTACCGATTGAACTATGAGTCATGGTGATTTCACTGGTATTAAAGTTTAGAACAGCACCAGAAGTCAGGAAAATATCGTCTCCAGCATAAATATCCTTTGCTACACCCAAACCGCCGTCAGTATGAATAGAACCCGTTGTGGTAGAAGTGGACTCTGTAGTGTCGTCTACCGAGATTGCACCCGTATTTACGAGTATGCCGGAATTAGTTAGAGTGCCAGCCGAGTGAGTCAGCGTAAGATTACCAGCATTAAAGTTGATAACCCCGCCACTAGACATAAACAAGTCATCACCACAAGTTATATCAGCAGCCGTAGCAATACCACCAGTTACAATTAAAGCACCTGTAGTAGTTGAAGAGGTGGCTGTAGCGTTGGTGATTGTTACAGCACCGTCAGTTGAAGTGGCCATGCCCGTGAGCGCAAGCGTATGTGCGCCAGCGTCTAGCGTGAAAGTCCCAGTAGATGAGCCTTTCCAAACGAAGTTTACATCATTAGCGGTGTCACCTACCTGAACATAGTCGGCACCGAGAATGAAAACATCACCTGTAGTAGTATGCCCGTAAGCCTTCTCATAAAATATAAGCCTACCGGACTCCCAGAATGAATTGATTGCAAAAGTTCCAACACCTTGTGTAGACATTGTTGCCTCCTAAAGGTCTAGATTATTCCATTTTATTGCGTGGTCTTACATACCCACATTGACAACGTACATCTAACATTCTGCGACCGCACCATTTACAGATGTCATCATTTTTAACCATCTTGTCAGCTTGGGGTATTTGTGCTTTTTCTGAGGGGGCGGCCTCTTCAACCGCCCGCCTCGTATATTTTCTTTTCTTGTCCCGTTTTTGAATTGTCAATTTACCCTCTAGGTCAATGCGCCTGAATTGGTTTCTTTAGGATATTTAGGCCAGCAGAGAGCGATGAGAGTCCCGGTGATATCACCAGAACCAGCATCAGTGAAAGTCAGCCCAACATAAGGCTTGCTCTCAGTGGTCATATCACTGGAATCCACATCAACAATCAGGGTTAAAGTAGAGTGAGAGGTTGTGATAGCAAGCCCGGTTGACGCCAGTGTGGTAGTATCCCCCATAGTATCAGTGCCAGCCGCAGCCGTCAGACGATACCTGGCAGCGATAGCGGTTGAACTAGAGCCATCCGTAGCCGCCGACTGAGTTACCGTCATAGTGAAGTCGTCAGCCGCAACCGCCGTCATGTGATAGATGAACTCTACTTTTTCATACAGCTTCATATTGATATGAGGCTGAACAGTCGTGCTTGAAATCTGTGTTTCCGTTGCAAGCGGCACGATATGTATATCCTGTGCAACATTCATTTTACCCATTTAATTTTCCTCCAAATTTATTAGTTATGGGCGGGATTTTCACCCGCCCGATTATTTAATTTAGGTGCGTGTTCCAGAAAGTACAACGAACGGGGACTGATAGGAAGTTGAACCCTTGTACGGGGTCAGGTAGGTGTCCCACATCGGCTGCCCATCGCAGCGATAGACAAATCTGAAAGCCGTCTGGTCAGTCTGGAAGTTGACGTGGATTGAAGAAGCAGACTGCATATTGCCCTTGCTAATCATTACATACTGTGAAAGGTCAGCAAGGATTATATCACCAGCCGTTCCGAGCGAAGCACACTGTTCGCAAGGGATAACAGGTTTACCAAACAGAGTCCCGTAAGGTGCGCCAGAAAGCCCGCCAGCAGGCATATAGACAGGGATACCACCAGAACCTACCGCCAGAGCCATCGTGTAAAGCTGAGGCTCAATGTTCTGGTTAATCAACCAGACGTAGTTAGTCCCGAACCGCGAAGCCCACATCTTGATTATGTTCTCAGCTACGATAGTTGAAGCACCCTGTCCAGTCTCAGCCGTAACAGTTACCAGACAAGGGGAGTTGAGAATACCGAGAGGCTTGCCAGCACCATCACCGTTTATGATAGCGTCAGCAAGTTTGAAGTCAAACTCTTTCGCAAACGCCTGCATAATCCAACTTTCAAGAGCAGGTGCATCCTCCAGGAGTTCATCCGTACAAGTCGTATATCCGACAAGTTTCTTTAGCTCAAGGGCAACCTGCTTAAAGGTCGGAGCAGAAGCGGTTTTAGAACCGGCTTCATTCATCCAGTAAGCCCGAATACCACCGAAGCGAGAACCATCCGCCCGTGAGGCATCGGACACCGCAGGAATCTTGATTGAATTAGAGTTAGCACTAATCGGCATTTTGAAAACCCTGCTCAGTAAATCGCTAGATGCAAAAGTCTTTTCAAGTAGCATCGATGCGAAATCTGTCTGGACAAGGAATCCGCCGTCAGCGGGGATACCTTCACTCAATCCCGTAGGGGCTTTGAGTCTAGCATCCATAACCCGTCCACTTGTTAATGTTGCGGTTTTAACAGCCATAAGCTGTTCGCCAAGACTAGAGAAGGGCTGGTCGCCAGCGTCTTTTACGACCTTTATTTCAGGGTCAGCCGTAACCTTTCTGGTTATATCTTTAGCTTTATATTCATCCAACTTAGTCTCCAGTTCCTTAACCTTATCAGTCAAGGGTTTTATTGTCTGTTCGAGTTCCTCTTTAATAGCCATTATATTACCTCCATTTGTTCTTTTATTATTTCGTTTAATGTTTTTATAAATGCTGAATCCGTCTCCGATACTGTTTGTTCACTTGGAACATCAGCTATATTTTCAACTGCTATGTCGTCAGCAGGCAAACGCTTCATTAGCTCCTTGAGTGATTCTACTGATTCATCATTTAATCCCACTTCATCAATCATCATGGTTAAGTAATCAATCTCATCCTTAATATCTTCTTGGCTGACCTCTTTGGGCTTCTTTACTTCTATATCATCATAAGAGTTATCTAATTCCGTAATAGTTTTTAATTGCTTTTGAGTAATCACACCATCTTTAACAGCGTTCATTAAAGCATTTGGATTCGAGGGAACGGGA